TTGGAGCGATCTAACCATACACCGCCCGCCGCCGGGATGGGCTCCGGCTTTATTGCATTTTGCCGCGTGAGAGACACGAGACACATGGCGAGGTAACCACCGCCGACCCGCAATGAGGGCAGCGTCTCGCCCTCGACAAATGAACGAATTCCACCTCGAGGGTTTCCGCCGTCGTCGCCTCTCGTTCCAGATCGCGACTAGCCAGCCTGGTCACCGTCGACTTGTGGATCCCATACGAGGCCGCGATCGCCGAGCGATTGGCCCCGGCGATAATGTCCGAGATTATCGCCTGCTGCCGCTCCTCGCTTAATCGGCGACGTCGATCTACCCCATGTCTGCGGCACGCTTTGTAGATCCGCCAGAAGCTCGTCCCCAGCTTTTCGGCCATCTTGGCGTAGGGCATCCCCGTGGCCGCCATCTCCAGAATCCTGCCGTCCCCATCCATCGCGCGCCCTCCGTGAGCGTGGTTTCATTACAAACCGATGCGCCGAAATTATACCCCAGCCAGCCGGCAAAATGCAACCATTCCAGCCCGTCGGCTAAGCTGGCGACATGCTCACCCAATTCAAAACCTCGATCTCTGCCGCCCACACCGCGGCCGCTAGCGGCGACTACCAGGCCGCCTTGATCCACGCTCGCGCGGCCCGGATTGCGTTGGTCGGGATCCCCAAGTCCGAATTCGATCGCGAGAAGATCGAATACAACGTCGAGGACCTCGACGCGCTCATCAAGGATCTGACGCAGGCCGCCAACGCCCAGCGCCAAACCAGCCTCGGATCCGCCTGGCAAGCCCAAGACATCCTCTACACCAGACACTAATCCCAGGCTCAACGATGGATGGCGTGATCTACGTCGGCAGTTGTTTTGCAAACCAGCCAGCCAGCGGCCAGCCCGGTCCGGTGTCTGGAGTTGCGCACAGCGCCAGCCGGCACTGGGAGAGCTCCCAGACCGACCGCCTGAACGCCGCCCACTGGCAGTACGTCAGCGACAACACCATCAACGACGATCTCCAGACCGACCTCCAGACCCTCCAGCGGCGATCGGTCCACGAGGCCATCAATAACCCGCTGATCGAAGCCGCCATCGAAACCCACGTCACCGACATCGTCGGCGACTCCGGCCCGTCGCTTCAGATGATGACCGGCAACAAGACCTACGATGACGCCGTCGAAGCCCTTTGGAGCGAGTGGTCCGAGCGCTGCGAATACCAACACGGCTTCGCCCTCGTCGACCTCCTCCAAGGCTGGGTCGGCCAACTCTGGTTCCACGGCGAGTTCATTTGCCAAGACATCATCGGCCGCTCTGCCATGGATTATAAAGTCCTCGACATCGGAGCCGACCGCCTCGACATCCTCACCCCATCCGAAACGATCGTGATGGGGGTCGAGATCAACGACAAAGGCCAACCCCAAGCCTACCACATCACGGACCCCGGCAAGCTTGGCCGCAGCTATTCCGGCCGCTTCACCCGCCGCATCCCCGCCGACCTCATCACCCACGGCTTCCGCCGCCGCTTCGCCGGCCAGCTCCGCGGGATCCCGAACCCAGGTGATGGACGCCGCCCGCGCCGCCGCCGATCAAGCCATCTGGTTCGTGGCCGACCATCCCGACGCCCCCTTCACCGAATGGGATCAGACCGCCCGCTGGCAGATCCACCGCCGGCAAGCCCGCCAGGCCGCCCCCGGCTGGAAACCGATGCAGATGGACGCCCGCCAGCCATCCGCCCAGTACAAGGATTTCCGCGAGGAGAAGGAACGCGATGTCGTCATCGCCTCGCAGATGCCGTTGATGATCTTGCGCAAGGATTCGAGCAAACACAATCTATCCTCCGCCCGCTTCGACGGTGTCCGCTACACCCGCTCGATCACTCGCCAACAAGCATGGTTTAACCGCCGCGCCTTGAATTTTTTCCTCGAGCGCCTCATCACCCTCGCCCGGCTGGATGGATCCCTGCGCATGGATGCGCCGCGAGGGCTGATGAAGCTCCGTTGGTCCTGGCCGAAGCCACCCTCTAACGATCCGGTCAAGGATCGCCAGGCCGAACGGCTGGGCCTCGAAAACGGGACCCTCACCTACTCCGAGGCCCTCGGTAACAACGGCCTCCGCGTCGACCAGACCATCGAGCAGCGAGTCAAGGACAACACGCTCCTCCTCGAGGCCGGCCTCCAACCGATCATCGGCCCGATCCCCGCCAAGCTCCAGGACGCCCCCGTCCCGTGGATCGAAGACGAGACCGACGATCTCGAGGACGACAGCGAAGCGACCAGCGACGACCCCGCCGACGATTCCACCGAGGACTCGACCGAGGACGACACCGTCGACGAGGACGCCATGGCCGACGCCGCCGAAGACGAACAAGCCACCTCCGACACCGAGGACGCCTAACCATGAACACCAACCGCCGTTCGATTCGCCAAGAACGCCGCAGCCAACGCCGCATCCTCCGCGACTTCGACCACCGCGGCCAGGCCCCATTGCCTCGCGTCCGCCGGCAAGAACCAAGCCACATCTACGCCGATCGCGCCGCCGCCATCGTCCCCAAGACACTCGACCGCGAGACCCGCTCGATTCGCGCCACCTGCTCCACCGACTACCCCGTTCGGATCTACGACTGGGGAAGCGACACCATCGTCGACGAGGTGTTGATCCCGTCCGGGATGCGCGTCGAATCCGATTGGATCCAACTACTCCTAGCCCACGATCATCAGAACCCGATGGCCGTCCTCGGCAGCGTCGACGGTTTTACCCGCGCTGGCAGCGTCGAAGGCCGCTTGGTTTTCAGCAACGCCCCCGACGTGGAGCCGATCTACATGCGCGTCGCCGAGGGGCATCTTCGAAACGTTTCCGTCGGCGCGCAGTACACCCGCAACGACTATATCGAAATTCTTCCCGGCAAGTCCCGAGCGATGGGTGGAGTCAGCTACACCGCCACCGATGTCCCGATGCGATTGGTGAAACGCTGGATCTTGCGCGAGGTTTCGTTGGTCGTGTTCGGGGCCGATCCACAAGCACGCGTTCGCGATTCTCGATCCGATAGTCGCGGCAAAATGCAACCGACGCGCCGCGTGGTGTAAATTTTTTTCGTCAAGCTCGCAAAGTTTACTTGGCACAGGAATCAGGAAAGTGAAACTCAACTCTCGAGCCATGCGTTTTCTTCAACGTCGAGGACTGCCGGCCAACAGCAGCGCCCAGCAGACGGCCCGCTTCGTTCGCACGCTATCCAACATGGTTCAAAGCCAGCTTGTGAAACGCGACGGAAACGCGCTCGCCCTGATCCGCTCAGAAAACGGCGACATTGATCGCGAGCAAACCCAGGCGGCTATTTCTGCGAGCGGCCGACCTGGTGCGAGGCCCTCGGCGGACGTCACTCTTCCCGCCACGGACGCCGCCGAGGCCATTCGCACGCAACCCACCGACGCCGCCGCCAACAGCCAGGCCGCGATCGACACCGCTCGCCAAGCCGAGCGTGAACGGATCCGCGCTATTCGCGAATTGGCAACGCCCGATCTCCCCGAGGGCCTCGTCAACCGCGCCTGCGACGAAGGATGGAGCCCCGACGAAGCCGGCCGCCGCTTCTACGAGCACGTCCGACGCCACTCGGCCGCCGCGACCCCTAACTTCGACGCCCGCCGCGACGGTCGCTCGCCCGGCATCCACACCCGCCGCGGTGCGACCATCGAAGCCCTTCAAGGCGCGCTGTTGCTGCGAGCTGGCTTGCCACTCGACTCCCAGCACTTCCGCAACGATCGCGGCCAGGCAATGCTCGGCAACGCCGCCCCCTGGGCGATTCGCGCTGCTCGAGCTCTCGACGCCAACGCCACTATCCCCGGCGAAGTCGCCGCGGTGATGGAAGACGCCCACCGCTACCGGAATCGATCCTTGGTCGACATCTGCCGCCTGATGCTCAAGGCCAAAGGCCGCAGCGTCCCCAGCGACTCCGAGGCCGTGGTCGAGCGATCGTTCTCCTCGAGCGATCTTCGCGTCACCTTCGGCCCGGTGGTGATCGCTCAGATCCTTGCCGGCTACGAAGAGTATCCCGACTCGACAATCGGTTGGGTTCAGGAAGCCGACTGGAACGACTTCCGCGAAAACAACGTCGTCCAGATCGATCCGGCCAGCCAACTCAAGCGGCACGTCCGCAACAAGGAAGCCCCGGCCGTCGAATTGGTCGAGTCGGCCGAGAAATACAAGGTCGAGCGATTCGTCGGGATGTTCCAGCTTGACAGCGTCGACATCATCAACGACATGCTCGGCGTCCTTCCGACCCTTCCGGCCCAGCTTGGCCAGATGGCTCGCGAGCTGCGGCCCGACCTGGTCGCCGCGATCCTGATGAGCAACCCGAACCTTGGCGACGGCTCCGCCCTCTTCGCCACCGGCTCGCCGCGTACCAACGCCTTGACCAGCTCCGCCTTGGCCCAGGCCACGGTCCAGAGTCTCGAGGCGGTAATGGCAAAGCAGACGATCACCGGCTCCGACGGTGTGACCAAGCCGCTGAACCTCAAGGCCGGCCACATCTTTGTCCCGCGATCGCTCCGGCTGTTGGCCAAGCGATTGGTCGGTTCCGAATTCTTGACCGACGCCGCGGGCAACCTCAACGCCCTGCGTGGCGAGTTCACCTACTCGGCCGACAGTCGGCTCGATATGGGTGTCACCAACCCGCTCACCGGGACCTTTGTTGCCGGCTCGGCCACGACCTGGTACATGGCCGCCGCCGGTGGAGCCTACGGCCTCCAGATCGGCTACCGCCGAGGCACCGGCCGCGCGCCGCAGGTGATGACCAAGGCCCTGAACATCCCCGGCCGCTGGGGGATTGGTTGGGACGTGGCCATGGACATCGGGATCGGTGTCACCAACTTCCGCGGCTTAGCTCGGGCTGCCGCCTAGTCCACTCCCCATCGGCTCGCGGGCTAGTGCAAGCTAGCCCGCGAGCCTCCCCCGTACACCCGCTACCAATTCTGGAGAATTCGAAAAAT